CACGCAGCCAAAATACTCAGGCGGTTTTGCGGATGCGCCTCTAGGAAACCAAGACTTTTGAAAAATTCACGTAATTTACTAACTACGTAATCAAACTCATAACTATCAATAATTAATGACGAATCGTAAATTGACTCTGTTGCTTTATTATAAGCCAGATTTTTAGCATCTTCAACTACAACTTCTACCTCTTGTAACGGTTTGTCGTCTGATGAAGAATCAGTTTCTTCAATTGTATTAGTTTCGGGCAGCTGCTCGACATCAATAGACGGAGATGTTTCCTTTTTTTCATCGCTATTAAGCTCAGTGATTTCAAGTTTAGATTGAGATTCTGACGAATCGTCGTGTGTGGTGGCGGTTGAGATTTCACTCATTAAATAATCTAAATATTATTATTTAAATAAATTCATATAAAAATCTATTCATCTGTATTATTTTTAACAGTGTCGATTTCTGTTAGCACTATCCATACAAAACTTATACATAAAAACATTTGAATTAATCTACAAAATTCTTTACAACATTTTTTTAATTTACTACTATTTAGTATTTTTATACATCTGATATTGTATGGTAACACCAATTTAGCTGTACTCGAACAAATTAAACAAGATGTATTTTCATTTGGGCGCTTTTCTAACCATTTATCGAAACAGCTTTTATGAATATAATAATGACAATGACATCGACTATTCAAAAATTTAGAGTGAACTATGGTTCTATTTTTTAAGCCATCTTCTATTTCCAAACATATAACACACAATTCATCTATGGCATCACATTCTTCGGTAATATTAAGATATGTTTCTTTCATCATTTATATTGTAAATGTAAAAATAAATATTTAGTTCCTTTTTTTAAAGCAATATCGTTAAATTACTTTATAATTACTATATAATCAATATATGGAATGTAGAGAAAGCATTATATGTAAAAAACAAAATATTATATTGAAAAAAAACAAGGAAGAAAATACATTTTCACTTAATTTTAAAATTACAAATAATAATATTGATATTTCAAAAATAATAAATATGAATTTATTTCTTTTATTTCACAAATTAAATAAAGATGTAATTGAAGATGTAAAAATATTAAGCGCTAATAATGATAATACAAATATACAGATATTTTACATTTTCAAACAATTTGGAGAGGAATTGGGAATTCCAAAGAAATTTATGAAATTAGAAATTAAACAATATACTGAAAATGGTAATATATATTTTCACAGTAAAACGCCATTAAATATTGAATTACCAGTAACAAGTTTGAATTTTCAAAACAATCTAAAAAAATGTGAGGAGATTAAAAGCAATTTTTCTAATTTAAATATTACAAATATTAAAACACATAGTGCAGACTTTGAATATATATTTAATATGGACATCAACGAAGATTTGCCTATTTATATGGAAAATTTAATAGGTGTATTAATGAAAAAAATATTTATTAATATAAAAGAATTTATAGAAAAAATAGAATAATATATACATGAAATTTGGTTTTCCTAAAATCAAACGAACAAATGTTGTATATTTTCTAGATAATATACGTGAGGCTATATCTAATATTGTTTTTTTAACGCAGACATTTTTCATCTGTTTAGAATTTGGTTTTCTATATGCTATTAATTATGACGAAGAGATAAGATTTGAAAATTTTATTAAACAATTAGCTTCGTTGAATATATTTTATGTTAAGATTTTTCAATCAATATGCACCAATAATTATTTATTAAATGATATGCAAAGTGAATATTTATTAAAATATACTGACGAGGTTCCGTTTTCCAGCAACGAGATAGATATTTCAATAGAACGGTCTTTGGATACTACAGCATTGCGCATTCGGGATAATTTAGAAATTTATAAACACGGTGAATATTTATATCCATACAAATCAGGTATGATATCATTAATTTACCGAGGAACATTAAATGGGGAAAAGGTAATAATTAAGGTGTTACGTAAAAATATTAAAAACAGACTACATTTTGCATTAAAACGAATGGATTTTCTATTTAAAATAATAGGATATTTGCCGTATATTAGATCTTTCCAGTTAAATGAATTAATAAAGGAAAATAAAGCAATTTTAATGTCTCAGACAAATTTTAATAATGAAGTAGAAAATATTAGTAAAATGTATTCTAATTGTCTTAGCACTGATTATGTTAAAATACCCAAGGTGTATCCTGAATACACAAACGATAATAATTCGGTTATTGTTATGGAGTTTTTAGATGGATGTAAATTAGAACAACTAGATGAAAATGATAAAGATATTTATTGTGAGCAATTAGCAAAATTTAGTGTTAAATGTATACTATACAATCGTCTTTATCACGCTGATTTACATCCAGGAAACATATTGTTTATAAAGGATACTTGTGGTGATCGAGATATACGCAAGTTAGGAATTATTGATTTTGGAATTATGGGTGAACTTACTAAGAATGAACAAAATTATTATTTTAAACTATTAACTTCTATAGCAAATACGAAAAACTATGAAGATGTTATAGATATATTCTTAGATGGTCTTGTTGAACCCAGAGAGAAAATTAGAGAATTATCGGAAACAAGATATAAAATTTTACGCTCTGAATTAGCTAATATTTTAAATAATAAACAAACAAATTATATTACATCGTGTGATGTTTTTAAAATTAATACAAAATTAAGAAAGTATAACTTATTTCTCTCTAAGAGCTTCTGTAAGGTTGAATTATGTATGGCTATTTCAGACAGCGTAATCAGTAAATTGTCTTGCAACACGAGTTATTTAGATTACATCAAAGAAAGTGTTGTATCTGCATTTAAAACAATGAATTTTACATGAGATTTAAAAAAAATTGAAATACAAATATCCTTTCTTAGCATACCAAAAATACAACAATGTTTACTGATATGGATAAAATCGACGACGACAAGATTATGACGAATACGATGAACTATCATCCTAATATCATTGAAGATGATGAAGAAATTGTTCTTCTACCAAATCAAATCAATAATGTACAAGATGTAAATGATACAATGCGTCTTAATATTGTAGAAAAGTTTGTTCTGATTGGACTGATGATGTTCGGTCGTCATTACCTCAATCTTCATTTCTAATATAAAATAAAAATCAGGAAAAATAATAAAAATCAAATAAAAAGGTATTAACATACTTTTTTATTTAAAATTGAACTAAAAAGAATTGTAAATATATATACAATAACCATGAATTTCATCATCATTGACGGAAGTTATTTCATCTTTTACAGATATCATGCGCTTCGTATTTGGTGGGGTTTGGCAAAAAAAGAAGACGAAACTAATGATTATTGTGAAAATCAACGTTTTATCGACAAGTTTCGCGAAACATTTGTTACAAAAATTAATGAAATGACACAAAAACTTAATATCGATGACAAAACCATCATATTTGTAGGTAAAGATTGTCCTAGAAAAGAAGTATGGCGTAATACTCATATTGATAATTACAAAGGTACAAGAAATAATAGCGATACTAATATAAAAAAACTATTTGAAATTGCTTATGGAGAGAATTTGTTTATTAAAGCAGGGGCTAAACTAATTTTATCTTATCCGAAACTGGAAGCAGACGATTGTGTAGCAATTACTGCAAAACACATTGTAGAAACACAGGAAAATTCAAAAGTGTGGATTATTACAAGTGATATGGATTACTTGCAACTAGCATCTGAACGTATTAAATTGTATGATCTAAAATATAAAGACTTAACAAACAGTAAAAATAGTTTTAATGATGCACAAAAAGATTTATTCTGTAAAATTGTTACAGGAGATAAAAGTGATAATATTCCGTCAGTCTTGCCAAAATGTGGGATAAAAACAGCGGTGAAGTTTTATAATAACAAAGAACTATTTGAAGACAGGTTAAATATTACAGACGGAGCACGCGAACGTTATGAGCGTAATAAATTAATTATCGATTTTGACAGAATTCCTATCGAACTAATAAATGATTTTAAGGAAACAAACGAATTTCTAAAATTCTAGTATATGTGCCACGTCATAAGTATATGTGCCACGTCATAAGTATATGTGCCACGTCATCACACCATAACACTATTAATATTTTTTAATGATTTCTATTTAAAAAGAGCACGTATATATAATATAATATGAAGCTTATTACTTCACTTATCCTTGCTACTGTGACTCTTGTCTCTGGTTTTCAGCCTCCTCTCCTAGAGAACGTAGGGGTTACTCCTCCATTTACCAATAAGTTTGATCCACTAGGATTTTCTGATAATGTTCCTGATATTGAGTTCAGTCGTCTTCGCGAAGCCGAGCTTAAACACGGTCGTTGGGCTATGATTTCGGCAACTTCTATCCCCCTTCTCGAAACACATTCATCGGAGCCAGCCATCCACGCCTATGACAAACTTCCCCCCACAACTCAGTATACTATTGCTGCGCTTATTCTAATGGGTGAGTTTACCACTATGTTGCGTGGATACGAGAATCCTTTTGCTAATGGTTCGCCTTATGCATTCAAGCTTCGCAAGGATTATCAGCCCGGTGACCTAGGACTTTCAATTTATAATAGCGAGGATAAGGATTTCAAGATTATTTCTGACAAGGAACTTAATAATGGGCGTCTGGCTATGCTTGGTGCACTAGGTATGATTGTCCAGGAACTTGTTACCGATAAGCCACTTTTCCAGTAATTACATTTTGAGTACTGGTTTTTGGTATAAAAAATAACACATTAAATACAAACAACTTAGATTTATAAACACGTTTATATCATCACGATTATTTGCTACTACATAGTATAATAATGGTGTAGCTACACTATACATAAACGCATCTCCAATAATAGCTCCAGAACCCACACTTTTCGCATACGATTTGAATTCATCAATAACTCTATTTTTTCCAATAGGATAGTTTTTTATAACTGTTATATAAAATCCAAAATCGTGTAATATTTGAATACTTAATACAAGGGTTAAAAATTTCCAAAACTCATTTTTCTTATTCATATAACCATTGTTTATTAAATACTCATATAAGAACTTAGCCAAGTAAAAACCGATTAACAACGATACTACGTCTAACATTATGGCAACTATACCAAGATTGTTATACCAATTATTTATTGCTTTTCCTGTGAAAGGGCTTTTAGTATAGCGAAATAAGTAAAACATGAACGTTTCTATTAGTAAACTGGCTGTTAAAAAATGTGTAAATGTTAAATTTTCTAACATTTTATATAATTACACTACATAATAATTATATAAAATTGAAACACACTCACTGTAATAATAATATTACAAGTAAAAGATAATAATATTATAGAGTTTACAATTTATAGAGTTTAAAATGGAAATTTATAAACTGCCAAAAACATATATTGGTAGCGTGGTAAAACGGCCATCGAAAACGTCGAAAACACCCTATGTTGCAGACATTATATTAGAGAATGACAATACAAATACTGAATATATGGCTCATACTGCAGCTCTTGGTTGCTGTGGAATGGTAGATAGTGGTAAGGAAGTTATTATGATAGATTCCCCTAATCCTAAGAACGTTTGCAAATATAAAATTATGTTAGCTAAAACGATTGAACGTGGTAAAATAAATATAGTAGGTGTTGATCCAAATATAGCAGAGGATTTGGTAGAAGAATGTATAAAACAAAATCTAATTTCTTCATTAAAAAATGTGAAAAAATATAAAAGACAAGCTACTATATCTAGTTCACGATTCGATTTCATTGGGCTCGATTGTAACGAAACGTGTTTTATTTTAGAAGTGAAAAATGTTCCACTAGCAGATTACGTTGATTGTTACGACAAAGAACGCAAGAAAATGGATTTTAATGACAGACATATTAACAGTAAAATAGCATATTTTCCAGATGGTTATAGGAAAAAACAGAAAGACACTGTAAGTCCACGCGCTCTAAAACACATCACAGAGCTAACAAATATAAAACTTGACAAAAAAGACAAAATAAGATGTATTATGTGTTATGTAATTCAAAGGCGAGATGTTGAAAGTTTTCAAGCATCAAATGTCGACCCTATTTACAAGGATGCTTTCAACAAAGCAATTGTATCAGGTGTCGAAATAATCCCATTACAAATCGAGTGGAAACAAGATGGAACAGCCCACTTTATTTGTGATGATCTTACAATTAATATGTAACTTTATCTTATAGCATTTCCTGTTGAGTGATATATTCTGTTTTTAATTTTTTAATACCTCTTAAACTAATTTTAACAACATCATTCTGTGTCATACCATAATATTTTGCAATAACATTACTGATGTCCCGTGGTTTTTTAATATATCTTCGATAAACTATATCCTTTTCTAAGGATTCAATACATCCATATTTATTTTGGTATATACAGGTAAATCATGCGTCTTACATAAATTATCATATATATCGATGTTGTTATATTTTTGCTTATACATACTTTTAATATATGATGACATATAACTTTTAATCCAGTAACTAGAATATGTTGTGAATTTAGCATTAATATTATTATTTTCGTCATATTTTCTTGCTGCCAACATTAATCCAATATAACCTTCTTGTATCAAATCATTACATTGGTCCGAATTTAATTTATGTCTTGCAATGTAATTTTTTGCGTGATACGGTACTATTTTAAAATTTTCTCTTGCAACGTCGTGACAATATTTTGGTGAATTATAACCACATATTGTATTTATAAATAGAAGGTATATTATTTTTTTAAAAGGCATATTTTTGATGAGCATATATTTATATTAGCGTATATTATTTATTATGTAGTATATAATCAATTTATATTTAGTATCACTATAATTATATGCAAAAAATGAAGTGAATAATTAATATTATTATCAACAAATAATATAATGCCAGGCAGAAAGCAAATACCTTCCTTCAAATTAGCAAGCGGAACAACCAACGAACGAGATAACAGTTACAATTTATTAAACACTCTAGGAAGCATTTTTTACAACACGGATACGAGCAACGTGGAGGTGTATCACGAAGACCCTTCCAATAATGTGGGGTGGAGAGATTTGGTAATGAATAATAAGGAACAGATTGACATTAGCGGGAAGTTGGTGGTTGATGGCGACGTCTCCTTCAATGCGCACCTGAGCGCCATGGACGCGTCCTTCCAGAATAATTTGACGGTGGGCGGCTTGACGGTAGCCGGCGGTGTAGGGATTGGGACGACAACCCCATCACAAAAATTAGATGTTGATGGAAATATTAATGTTGGTAAGAGCCTATCAAATCCAAGGATAGGGCGCTTTCTTTCCGGGTCGGTGCATAATGCAGACAAACGCGACAGTGTATACTTTGGTCGCTGGGACAGCAATAACGACCTCGGTTTTCTAGGTATGAAACTTACAACTGATACACACACAAACCTTGGTTATGGTAGCTATAGTAATCAAACGTTGATAGGGTTTTACGCATGGGGCAACAGTATTGCCAACTCACGAGTAGTTATGACAATTGATGCTGGTGGTAATGTAAAAGCTCTAGGTCAGTTCACCGGGTCTTCGTCATTATCAACAAGTGACGACCGTATTAAAGAAAACGAGAAATTGATTGTAAATGCGACGGAAACCCTCTCCAAGTTAACACCTCAAATATACGATAAATATGAAACTATGGATTTGAGCGGAAGTTTTTTTGTTGAAAGCGGTTTAATTGCACAAGAGGTTTATTACAATGCCCCAGAATTAAGACATCTTGTTCATGTTAGTAATGATATTGACGCAAGTGGAAACATAAGCATCCCGACGCCAGAAGAGATGGACTTATCGGGCGTGGAAATTGGAAGCGACCCAGACTATGGTTCGCACGGCTGGAGTAAAACCAAACCATCATCACTGAACTACCAAGGACTTATCCCTTATCTGATTAAATCAAACCAAGAACAACAAACAACACTAGAACAACTGGAAGCAAGATTAGCAGCACTTGAAAATAAATAGAGAATTAAATCTCTC